CCCCCATGGGGGCGGACGTGCGGTGGCCAATGGCCCTCTGCACGCGGAACCCTTCGCAGGGTAAACACCATGGTGTTATTCACGTAATTGTGAAACGTTTATTCAACGTACGCTGGAGGAGGTGCCTCCAACGTGACGGGGTGACCCGTTATTCCCGGGGTGACCGGGAAGTGGATATCCCTCTTGGTGGGATACCGGAATCCATCCAGTAGGATGGACCATACTCCTGGAAAGGAGTACTCGACTTTCGAGTATGCCACGTTGCATTCAACGTGGGAAATATTAGAAAAACTAATATTACGTTCCAAAAAGTTTATGGAACCAGCGTCCGGGAGGACGACAGAGGATGGAAATTCGTCCATCCGGCCCAGTATCCAGAATATTGGGCATACGAGGTTGACCCTCGCAGTGTGATCCCGATTGGATCTCACCCACCTGCATATTTGAAATGCAAGTCTCTTGTCCATACTGACAAGATTGATGACACCTCGTATCGAGGTGTTCTCCCTCACCCGTATCATGATGAGGGGGTCAGACTCAAAGAAGAGGTTGAGTCTATCCACTATTAGTGGAACGTCACGACCGTGACGTATAACGTCCAGGAAATCATGGACGTCGAGCCTACTTAACTCGGTAGGCCGTTCTGGTCGGAACTTCCAGTTCCAACCGAGTGACATGATGTCACGGTGCCGTTCAGGCACTACGAAATATGGATCCATATTCCGATACTGGAAACCAGGGCGTCTCCAGTACTCCAGGTATCTGGAGTAGTTGGATGAATTCTCATCCACCTGTGAGGAAAAGAACCTCACAAGCTCCCCGTGAGGGGTGGCGCCTCTCGTTGGAGAGACGTCAGAACCGACGATCAACGTTGGTAAGGCTATCCCACGGAATAGCCACGAGTTGTAAACTCGTTTCACCAGCTTAAAAAACGTAAGCTGGGGACTCTCCAAGATGCCCTTGGGGAGGGCGGAGTATAACTCCGCATGTTCCGGGCTTTCCGGGACAATAATGGACCTTTCGGGGATCCATTTCCTCAACCGATCTAACGTCGGGAGGATTAGGTGCTGTTTGAGAACACCACCTCTCGGTTTGTCACTGATTGCAAACCGATGTGCCCAAGTTTTGGACATTTGGCGCTGCATCCGATACAGCGTCTCGGCGGAGTCTTTAGACTTCACCGAAATGACCTGAGAAAAGAACTCAGGATCCGGTGTGTAAGCACCGTCCCCACCGATCTCGAGTGGGGTGTAGGGACATAACGTCTCGATGTCCCTCGGCACCATAAGGTGCTGAAGTATGGAAGCATTTCCATACAGTGTGACGGACTCTGGAGAGCCCGTCCCAGTCACCCATAGTGACTCTTTCCCCATGAGTGAGAAACGACCCACGTTTGTCATGGAGAACAGGTTTGTTTCAACCTTGACCGGTAACATTAACCGGATCCTAGGGTAGTCTAAATAGTCGACTACCCTCCCGCGCCATATACTGGCACGAGTGGAGCCTGTGGGCCCCTGGGGGATCAAGGATCCCTCCTCACAGTAAAACATGAAGTGATTACTGTCGAAGGTGTCATCATCAGACACCTCCCAGCCACCTGTGGCTGCAGCGGTACGAAAGTATGGCTCCAATCGGAAGTCCCGATTGGTACGAGCGTAGAGAATTACTACGTCGTCTCCCACTAGGGAGTATGCGGAACCGACAATCTTTGGTCGGTCCGGTGCACGTGTGTGCATTCCAACCTCTCTCAGACTGGAGAGGTTGTAAGGCTTCAGGGAGCCTGTACGACCAATAGATTTATTGGTTCGGAACTCACCTAGAGGTGAGTCTAACAACGACATTCTGGCGTTGTAGTCCTGACCAATGGTCAGGACAACCTTTGTGAAAAGGTCACCCATCAACAAGCCTCGACGGGTGATGATATAGGAGAATCCTCCTGTATCAGTCCTGTGGAACACAGGTCTTGGCGAAGTGTACAACTTCTTCGCCAATAACATCAACCCCAATGGTTGACGTGGACCAGACGTCTGTCTGATCAGCTCGGACCAAACGGCCCGGGCCAGCCACCAATTTCCAAAGTCGGTGGCTTGAGACAAGTCCGTACAAAACGAACTTATGGTATGGCTACCAAAGCCATCCCACTCCGGCGATTCCGCCGCGAGTTGATCGTGGAGGAACCTCCACAGGTTTCGGTCTTTTGTTAGACCGGCCTTCGTCTCAGCGGAATATACCGCCGGGACCAGACAATGGGCGAATGTGCCCATTATCACCTGGTATGCCAGGTGCGCGACCGTGATTGATCGCGCCTTCGACTGCTCTTCAACGCAGTGAAATCGGACCGAGACGATTCTCGTTCCCTGGGTCAATGCAGTGTGTATTGCCCAATGAAGTAAGTCCTTTGCGGACTTTACTCTCCTTGCTTTGCAGGGAGTGGCCTCCAGCGTATGGAGGTCATACTCACAGGTCAAGACCTTGTGTTGTGCGAGGTACAGGAGGTACCTCGTTTGACCCCCAACGGGGTCCTGTCTGCCGTCCGGCAGATAGTAACTACTCTTGAGTAGTACCGGAGCCTGAGGGCTCTGGAGGCAGGACTTCGGTCCTACCGAGACCTGGGACTCTTTCCCGGTCACATTCCCAGCCCGAATACACGACTGGAGAATACCTATGTCAACGTCCAATGGTTGACATGGTTCAGTAACAGTTTTACTGAACTTGGTGAAGGATGCCTTCACCATCTCCCGGTCAGCTCGACCGGTAGCTCTGGACTGTGTCCAGAGTAGAAGGAGCCGGAACCGCTCCCTCTTGGAAACAACAGATGAATGTATTCTGTTGAAACAGGTAACATAAAAGTTATGTTGCCTTGTGGCCCCAGTGTGGGGGACACGGAGACCCCGGAGCGGGTTCTCAATTGCTGCGACCTTTCGCATCAATTTTTTTGTCTTCTTCATTGAAGACAAATAGTGTGAGTAATTACTCGCACATCCTTCCAAGCATGACTTGGTAAGACGGTCAATGACCGTGTAATCCTCTCCACCGGAGAGGATATATGGGTAAACTACCCCATTTGCTGTGTGGAACCATTGCCGCACAGTCTCGAGGTCACCTCGACGCAGACGAGCTCGAAGCTCGTCGCGAAAGTGGCGTGATGCCACGAAGTACAACTTGGACAGTATGTACTTGTACTGGAGTCTCCACTCCAGGTCGCGGATGAAAATCCGCGATTGGCCTAACAAGCCTACTTCCCGTCGGAATTTCCACGGGACCTGCCGGACAAAGAAGTCCGGTACACTATCTACTTGTAGATAGTAAGACTTGAGTTTGCACTCAAGTGTCCCTCGCGGGACGGTCGCTCTCTGGCCACCCCTCCCTATAGTAGGGAGAGGGGGCGACCAGGATAACTCAGCATCCGCGAATGCTGCGTCCGACATGC